GTCTTTACTGTGCGGACAGTGTCAACGCAACACTGATTAAGATCGGGCCCACGTTTATCGGTAGTACTGCTCCGAACCTGTCGCCCACAGGGCACACCTCTTTGTCCAAGGGTGAATCCTGGTTGGATACGGCTAGCACGAAAATCTTAAAAATTTATGATGGGTCTGCATGGCAAACACCAAAAGCCGTGGCGTCTATCAGTGTAGGAAAACCGCTTAATCCTGTCGATGGTCAACTTCATTACGACAAAACGCTTTCTAAGCTTTATGTCTATGACCTAGCAACCACCGCGTGGTTACCTGCAGTGTGATAATGTTTGCAGTAAAATAAACTTTAAGGGAACTGTATTATGTCTATTGATAACGTAACGATCAATCAAGGATACCAATTACCAAACGGAACCAATACGTTAGCTCATGACGTAGTACGGTTGATTAGTGCTCTTACCAGCATTGATTCGGATGTTTTCTTAAGGCCGTTAGCTAGTTCCTCTACTTACGTCGGTACCACTGCAATTGCTTTAAATCGCGCTTCGGCTGCGCAAGCGCTTACCGGAATTACAAGTATTGACGGCTCTGCTGCCACGTTAACCACTTCCAGAACTCTGTGGGGCCAGTCCTTTAACGGAAGTGCAAACGTAACAGGAAACCTTACTTCTGTAGGAAATATCACAGGTTCAGGTGCAATCAGCCTGACAACTGCGGCTGCCTCTAATCTTTCTTTGACTTCCGGTACCACCGGGGTTGTTACTCTAGATTCCGGTACTACTGGAGCAATCAATATTGGTACAGGTGCTAATACAAAAACCATTACGGTTGGTTCTTCAACTGGAACCGTTCAGCTGCCAACTGCAGTAACGAAGGTTGGTCAAACGTTTTTAATTCAAGGCGGTGCAGTCAACGTTACGTTTCCTACTCTAGCGGGAACTTTGATCGGATCAGGTGATACTGGAACAGTTACCAGCACCATGATCCTTAATGGCACAATTCTTGATGCTGATGTAAATGCCAGTGCAGCCATTGCTGGTACAAAAATTAGTCCTGATTTTGGTGCGCAAAACGTTACAACTACTGGAACGGGGACTGCGGCTAGCTTTATTCCTAGTAGCGCCAGTGTTCCAACCAATGGTCTTTATTTACCTGCTGCAAATACAGTAGGTTTCAGTACCAACTCTGTTGGTAAGCTGTTTGTTGATAGCAACGGTTTTGCAACACATGTTGGATCTATTGGACGCGCTGCGCCTATTACAAAAACTACCGACTTTACTCTTGCTGTAACTGAAAATTGGATTATTTGTAACGGCTCGGGTTCTATTACAGCAACGCTTCCTGCCGCAAGCTCCTGGACTGGCCGTGAAGTCATGATTAAAACAATTGCGGCTCAATCTGTTGTTTCTGCTTCTTCCAACGTTGTTCCGCTTACTGGTGGTGCAGCCGCAACAACAATCCTTGCTGCAACGGCTGGAAAGTACGCAACACTTGTCAGTGACGGTACAAACTGGATTATTATGCAAGCAAATTAAAATTAACTTTCTGTATTTTTGTTATGTACCATATAATCCCAGATTCGATCTAGTTTATGATGCACTGCTTGCATTTCACGAAGAAAATCTTGCTTAAGCACATAGTCCCTAATCACGCTGGTTTCTAGGTCACTGATCGCATCTTCAACGTCTTTAAACCTTTTATTTACTTTATCGTTAAAATTGTTTAAAGCCTTGCCTATTCCTGCAAAAACAGCAACACCGAAGGTTACGGCAGCAGTGACGCTACCTGGATCGATTCCAATCACAAGTCTTGTTGTCTTTTTACTATTATAAAAGATGCAACGGTTTAAAATAAAGAAAAGTTAGTGCGCCATGGCAACTCAGGTACAACTTAGGCGTGGCACGACAGCAGATACTGGAAGTTTTACCGGCGCGGCAGGTGAAACCACTGTTGATACCACTAAAAATACACTTGTTGTTCATGATAACATCCAGCTCGGTGGATACCCGCTACTGAGAGAAGACGGAGTTAATTCCCGCTTGTCCCCAGGGTCGCTTGGCAGCTGCGCTCTTAAGTTTGCAAACTCAGTCAACACTGGTATTTACAGCCCAAGTCAAGGCTCCGTTGCTCTGGTTTCAAATGGCATTGCGGGACTTACAATGGATTCATCTGGTAACGCTACGTTCTCAGGTAATGTTACTGTTACCGGGACACTTGATTCCTCTTCTATTATTGCCCTTATTGTTGCGCTAGGTTAATATGGCAAACACATTTAGCAGAACCACCAAATCTAGCCTAACGACCGGGGATGTCACTTCTGACCCGACAACCAACGTGCTTAGTGCTGGTGCAGCAACGTCTCTTATTTTAATTAGCGTTCTGATTTCAAATAAAAGTGGGAGTAACGCTAACGCCAATGTTTACTTGGTTACTGGTTCTGGAGATGACACTTATTTGCTAAAAGGTGCGCCAGTTCCTTCAGGCTCTGCTCTTGAAATGATTCAAGGTAGCAGAATTGTTTTAACGGCCACAGATGTTATTAGAGCAAGTTCGGACACAGCTGCAGCATTAGACATTACAATTAGTTATCTTGCCCAAAGTTAAAGAAAAACAATGTCTTACATCGGTAATGATTTAGCAACTGATCAGGTTTTTTTGCCTGATGGCATTGGCGCTGTTTCTAGAACAATCCCGTCCAAGCTTAAGGACACGGTGTCGGTTAAGGACTTTGGGGCCGTTGGGGATGGGGTGGCTGATGATACGGCTGCGATTCAAGCGGCTGTGACAGCAGCTAAGCGCATCTTTTTCCCGCCTGGCACCTACATCGTTTCTCACGTTGACCTAGTGTCAAATCGGACGCTATATGGCGTTGGCTGGGATTCAAAGATTAAACAGAAAATTGGCACCGGCCCTCGTTACCCAGAAGGTGACGGCATGATCACAGCCAACCTTGTTGATGTGTCGGCTACTTGCACAACCAACCCAGCCAACAACATGCGGCACATTTCCATTAAGGATTTGTGCCTTGAGGGCAACTCGGTTGAGTCTGGCTTTGTTGAGATCAATGCGATTGTTGGGATGCAAGCCGTTTCGGATGTAACAATCGAACGGTGCAAGTTTATTGCTCCACAAGGTGATGCTATTGCCTTTTATTCTGGTGTATCAATTGCGCTGGAACGACACTGCGAAAATCTCACGATAAGAGATTCCGTTTTCGACGGCGTTAATTATGAAAACCGTCAAGGTATCTCTTTTTACGATGTTGATGGCGCAGTGGCTTTACTCAATCCGATCTAAGGTAGAATAGAATCACCAGTAGTACCGTAAAAACATGGGTTACATCGGCGTCCAGCCTGCCAAAGGCCAATATCGAAAACTAACTGATATTTCTAGTGGCTTTAACGGCTCAGCAACGTCCTTTCAACTCAGCGTACCCCCTGGCGGCGTTAACTATTACATTATTCCTAGTTCGCCACAGCAACTGATGGTCTCAGTTGGTGGCATCATCCAGAATCCTGGCGTCGACTACACAACAACAGGAAGTCAAATTATCTTCACTACGGCCCCAGCAGCAGGCCTGAGTTTCTTTGGTACATTTTTAGGTGATGTAGGAAATGGAGTAAGTGCTTCAGGCGTAGATTATATTGCAACAGGAACAGGAGCAGTCACCCGCACGACTGCAAGTAAGCTGGGGGACGTTGTGTCCGTCAAAGACTTTGGCGCCGTTGGGGATGGGGTGGCTGATGATACGGTTGCTATCAACGCAGCAATCACCCATGTAGCTGGCTTGACTTACGGCGGCGCGGTGTTCTTTCCAGTTGGTGTCTATGCCGTAACCGAGATCAATGCTTCGTTGATTGCTACTGGGTTTGACAAGACGGTGCGTCTGTACGGGCTTGGCCGCAACATGTCCAGAATCGTGCCTAAGCAGGCGGGCAACGTGCTGCTGAACATGATGGGCAGCAACCAGATGCTGATAGAGGATCTGCACTTCCATTCACAGGACTTTATTTCCCAGTGCGCCATCTTCTTGGCCCGCACTACGGTGTCAACCAACTGCAACAACAACAAGTTCAGCGGGTGTTTCTTTACTGGAAACTACTCAAAAGCCCCAGTAGTCAGTAACGGCAGTGAGTCTTCCAATTGGTTCAATTGCCGCATGGACAACATAAATGCTTCGGCAAACTATCGCTGCTTCTGGGCTGGCGGTGGTTCCCTTGTTGGGGGAGTGCAAGCTATTACAACTGTCAATGGTGGCACCGTAACCAATAGCAACAACCCAGCAACCGACAACAAGATGTTTGGGTGCGAGTTTTATGCGCCGTACAGCAATGCTCATATCGTGAGGTTCTCACAGGCAGCTAGTTATGGCATGTTTGGCTGTACTATTATTGGGGGGACAGCTAATGATGTGCGTCTGGTGACTTATGGTGATCCGGACGGTAGCAGATTTAATGGTCCTGTTACCTGGGACTCTTGCCATTTTGAGGTTTTTGGGACCAACAATACGGTTCACTACCTCAATGGCCCTAGTGCTCAAATCTACTTTGAGGGCATAAATAATTACGGCGGATATTACGTTGTAGCAAATAACACAGCTGTGATTGATTTTAATCGCACGGTTGTGGCTGAGCAACCTATTTTGCAAGGATCGACATGGACATCTCCTAGTACTTCTCCTGCCAGCACGGGAACAAACGCTTATGTTTACGCCCTCTTCAATAGCTCGTTTTCATTAAAACCTAATGGGACTGATGGTAGTTTATATTTGACAGGATTCATTACAAACAACAGCGTTGTTGATGTTACTTACTTCTTTCCAGGCGCAACCAGATACGTCAACGCTCAACACAGCTCAGTCGCAACCGCTTTACCTACAACTGGCAGCTATGCAATAGGTGAAACAATCCACCGTGAAACTCCAACAGTGGGGCAGCCTATCGGTTGGAAATGCACAGCCAGTGGAACCCTCGGAACCCTCAATGGTGGAGCAACAACTGGCAGCATTACTACAGGCACCAACGTGCTGACTGTCAATACAGCAACCGGGTTGGCTGAAGGTCAGCGGATCAATATAGCTGGCTCTGCTAATGGTCCGTATTACATACGAAAACTATCTGGCACTACAGCGTATTTAGATATCAACTCAGGTGCGACTGTTTCAGGTGCGGCTGTTTCCTTCCAGAACGCTACATTGGTAGCAATGGCTAACTTGTAATTATAAACCTCCTATGACAAAACCACGCGATCTAGCCACCCTTGGTGGTGGCTTTACTCAATCAGGAACAGGCGCGATTAGGCGGACTGTTGAGAATAAACTTAAGGATACGGTTAGCGTTAAAGACTTTGGGGCTGTTGGCAATGGTGTTGCTGATGATACAGCTGCTATCTTAAGAATTAAATAATTAGTAACCAATGGACATCATTCTACAACTCGGAGGTAATGCCGTAAGGGCCTCTAAAGCAGCCAAGTTGGCCGTACAAAACCCCCAAGCGCTTGTGGTTATTTCCTCTGAAATAGGTGACCACGGCCTTTCTTATTATGATGCTGCTGGGGTCAGCAGAGACAGGATCACGGTAGATATGCAGGCGTGGGACACCGTGACCAACTTCACCCACACCTACAAACTCCTACGTCGTCTGGGCGTCACCCGTTTGCTGGTAGTTACCGACTCGTCTCATATGCCTAGATCACTGGCAATAGCAGAACAGGTGTGGGGTGGCAGAGTTCCTATCGAGGGTCACCAGTTTGATGATGGTAATAGTTACTTGGAATCAGACAAGGCTCACCTTAAAACAGATAGGTGGCGGGCTCAGCTATGGCGCAGACTAGGTATCCTTGTTTATTCAAAATCCGTTTATGACGCGCGTAAAGGGTACTTCAAACATGTTGAAACACACTCCTTGATGGAAATTGGTGTATAAATACTTACTTTGCACCCCTGGAACACCCAACCCAATCTAAGGTAGAATAAACACAAGATATTTTAACTTCGTTCTTGTGTCAGTCAATATCACATCCAAGCAGCAAACCTGGTTTAAAAAAGAACCAGTTGCCGCTGACACCCTAGATAACGACAAAAAAGCCAAGGTCTACCAAGGCAGGACTTACCGTGGTTGTACTTCAGTTGGATCTAAAGACGGGCACACCAAGCTCGACATGGGATCCCTTGGTATTTGGTGGGTCTTTAATGATCATTGGCTTGGCTTGACCCCAGGACAAAAACCTTACGCTGTTGACGGCAATTTAAAATATCTTCGCAATTTTCCGTACTTCTGGCAGCAAGACAACGGTCCAGAAGGCTGGCGCCAATGTCAGACCAGCTCTATTGCGATGTGTCTTAAGTACCTCGGCACCAAAGGCATCAACGATGACGTAGATTACCTTCGTTATGTTAACAAACATGGTGACACTACGACACGGGATGCACAGTTCAAAGCTTTAGCTGACCTCGACGTAACTGCAACTTTTAAAAC